CCAGTGCATTAACACCAGCCACGATCTCAGGTCTCACGATACCTTTGGGTAGCTTAGGTAGTTGGTTACTGCGTTGCAGCACCATCAACGTACGCTCAAGGTATGGTTTAAGGAACTCATCAGTCAACAGGGAGAACATGCCACCCAGCTGCTGCTCTAGTTCCAGTTGTGTCAGCCGTACTTCCTCAGCGGTAGTCCGTTCTGACTGTCGGATGTTCAATACCATGAAGGCATCCGAGATGCGCTGACCTAATTGGTTTGCCATATCATAGGCAGTCCTGAAGTCAGCTGTCTTGCCAACCTGTACAACCTGTACATCATCAGGTCTACCCTGGATGATTGCACCGTTGCCAGCTTGCGCTAGAGTCTGTGGTTTGGTAGTGCTAGAGGGTGAGACAAGGAAGACAACCTTAGCAGCTGCTGCAGAGCCTTCTATCAATGCCTGAGAGAGTGCTTCGAGTGACTTGAGATCACCGAGGAACTCCTCTACTCTACCACGACCGTATGCTTCACCATCAAAGGAGACAAAGCGGAGGGGTAACCATGGACTAGCATTCTTAGGCGCTGTGCTCTGGCTGTTAGGTAGTACCTTATCCAGGCACTCCTGATACCAGGTCCAACGTCCATTCTTCTGGTCCATCTTGACGTGTGTATACACTTCCACGTCATCATCCATAGTGCCTGCGCCTGTCCTTCCATTCAAACCACCGCCAGCACTGACTTCGTTTGGTTTGGGATCGGGTACATCGACAAGCTTACGGTTGATAAGTTCCTTGGTCACGATCTCAATGACATTGCCATTGCCATCACGCTCCAGAACATATCGATTTAGTGGGTAGTTCTTCAGTCCATCCTTACCCATAAAGATAAGACTGTTACCAGCAACAATCAGATGCTTCATTGCTTGGTGAATGACAACACGATCATTAGATGAGTTGATGAATGACATCACCATCCGTTCAATCTTACTGAATGACAGGTCAATCTCACTTCTGATCTGTGGGTCAAGCTCTTCACCAATCTTGTCATCACGTACTTGCAGTTTGAAGAACGTGGTTTGTGGAGGAAGCAGTGCTAGCATCAACTTCGATGCCAACGTTACGACTCCCTTCGCACCAACTGATTGCCACGGTGTCTTGAGTGGTGTGTGAGTAGCAGTGTCTCCCTCATTCTTCATAAGATAAGGGAGTGTCAACTCAGCACACTTGTTAGCAACATCCAAGAACTGAGAACGCTCAGACTGGAGTTCATTATACCGTTTGCGTGCACTCATAGTGTTAACCCTTGACTGTTACCAATGGTTAGGCTACTCGTGGCGCGTCCTGTTGAACCTGTTGTCCGTGACTTACGATCAGTTGATGATGACTTAGCAGCACCAATCTTGATGTCAGGTTTAGCGTCAGGTTCCTGTAGTTTCTGCGGCGGTGGTGGTGCCGGAGTCGGAGCCGGCGGCGGCGGAAGCGGCGGCGGCAACGGTGGTGGTTTAGGGGTCTCTACTTTAGGTGACCCTCCTCCTCCCATACACATAATTAATTCTCCATTTGCTGAATGATATATTCTACGACCGAACGTTGACCTGAGCGATACATGATAGTGGCTAGGCTGTCGGTTGGCGTAGGGTTGGTAGGTGGAAAGGTTGCATCAAGGTCAGAGAGCATGGATTGTAGTTCCATGCCCCGTGCCTCAAGCATATTGAGGGAGATTGACATTAGAATGTTCAAAAAAAGCTGGCATTCTTCCTGATTTGGTGGCAGAAAGTTCAGGCGCTTTGCCTTCATACATTAGCCGATCGCTAGAATCGAGCCAAAATTTTTTAGCTAAAAATCTATCGGTATTGTTCATGGTGAGCGGTTGCATCACCCAGTTAATAGTAGCCTTGCGGAGTTTATCCAATGAGGGAGAGATGCTGAGACCAAGCTCAGAACACACAAGACTATTACTTGCGACGTGGATTTGCTCATCACGGCTTATGTCAGCTGAGGTTGTACGCATAGCCGCGTCACCGTTAAACCTAAAGAAGGGCAACAGCACGAAGAAAATTGCACGTTCAGCAACCATGGCTTTGAGTACTGTGTGATCAGGATGTTCAATCCATGCGTCCCGAAGCTTGATGGCTTCCGCTTCAGCTTTTTCATCAACGCCGTAAGCATCGGCAATGTAACCGAGAGCGAGGTCGTGGTTCTCTTCATCCCGTACATTACTGACGAGTATTTCTCTCGCCGCAGACGGCACATCGGTGGTAAGTGCGTCATTGATAAAATCTCCCACAGGTAGTTCCATGTGTCGCAAGGCAAGAGCACGGTGGATTGTCTCTTCCGCTCCGTCCTTGCAGATACCAGCAACAGGTTTCACTGGTGTCCATTTGCGCTTTCGCGCCATTAGTTTGTCGTATGGTGTCATGATTCGTAGTCGATGCCAAGGGTAGTCATAACCTCATTAATGTTGTCTGGCGTAATGTCACCTTCGTGAATAGTAGCCAGCTGTGTTTGAAGTTCAGCATTGAGAGTAGTCGCTTCAGCCAGCTGTTGCTGGAGAGCTGCACGGGCAGAGGATACTGCAGCCAGTTGAGATTGCAGTGCATCAATTTTATTGTTCAGGTCGCTGCTATCTTCACCTGCTGCTGCAGATTGGATAGCCTCAACCACATTGCCCAGCTGAACAACAATTTCAGCTAGTAGTTTTTGTTCGCGAGTAAGTGAAGTAGCCATTATTCTTGACAGTCACATTGAGGTTCATTTAAAATTTCTGACAGGTAGTCATCAACATCAACATCCTTCAGAGCTGCATATGCATCGCTCTTGTCCTGCACATCACCCATCACTTGCAGGGAGTAATACAGAGAAGTCTGAGGTGATTCTAACCACTCCTCGATGAATGACTCATCCATGATAGCCAAGTCTGACCACCAGTTATATGAGTATCCATGAAGAAGACCTGTGGAGGAGTACAGCCTCATGATGCCATCAGCAACTTGCTTATAGACATCCCAGCCGACCTCCGAGGCGATTTCTACATCACCATATTCGTAGGTCTGTACACCAAAGGTGCCGGAGTCCCGGTCAACACTCCTCGCAATAGGAGGAGCAATCTCAGGGGTACATGTGAAGCCATCGAGGTCCTGTGACCTGTAGCTACACGATGCAGTTGGTGCAATAGCAAAAGCACGTACCATCTTGTTGGCACGAGCAATCTGTGCTGCTGCATCAATACCTGACTTGATCTGACGAACAAGTTCAAAGGCAGCAGTAGCACGGGTTTCGCCAGCATGGAAATGCTCTAAGGCACGTCCGAACTGTTCGTAAGTGACTCCATATCGCCGCAGGAGGTTTGCGAGACCCAGCACGCCAAGTCCAACTTGTCGATCCTCGGCAGCACCGAGGTATTCTCCAGTCTCTCCCACACCTGTTTTTGCATGGAGTTCACAAAGTTGCGACATCCCTTCAACGTAAGCACGAGGGATGTCTTCGAATTCACATGCTCCATAATTGACATGCTGTAGCAGACAGGTGCCTCGGGAGGGCAAGTACACTTCAAGGCATACATTTCCTCGGATTCGTTTTGTTCCTTCATATTTAACTTTATTCAGCCAGATGTCACCGGCTTTGATTCCTTTGATTAGCTTTTGACGGGTAATGACATCCATGTCTTCCCACCATTCTGGTGTGATGTTGACACAGCGTTTGACCCATGCGAGTTGTTCTCGTGGTGTGGTGATGAATTCATCCACATCAGGATGGTTAGCATCGAGATGCAGAACAATAGCACCATTCTTATACTTACCACCTCTCCGTAGTACTTCATTTAGAGTAGAATAGATTTTCCCGAACGAGACAGGACCAGAGGCAAGTAAGCCTTTGCCATTATCATGTCCTTTGGGACGGAGTCGGGAGAGGTGTACTGCACATCCTGCTCCATTGCGGAGGGCATGAGAGGCGAAGCGCCAGGAGGCTTCAATGCCTTCGGGTCCTTCCATTGAGTCATCGACAACAAATACCGTGCACGACACGGGCAGACGTCCATCCGGGTCTTCAAGCCAGGATTGAACACGTCCAGTTCTAGAGATTAGGTCAGCCATTGATCAGGTCAGTCAGTGTTGGTGGTTGGTAGTTCGGTCCCTTGAGGACCTTGCCGTCACGGCGTCGGATGGGTTTACCATCGACACCTAGTTTCGACATGTTTGATTTATGGACTCGATCAAGAGCTTCTTCTAGATCCCATTCCATATTTTCTGCGTACTGGAAGCAGACATACACTAGGTCTGCCAGCTCCTTCAGTTCATTCTCGTAAGGTTCATTTGATACTGCATCATTGAATTCTTTGAACTCTTCAGCGATCAAATCCTGTTGCATAGTCCGGTTCGTCTTCCCATTCTGTATCCCATATGCTGTACGGAACTGTATGGCTTGGTCGGACAGGCTCATCGTTCTGCAATGAGTTGAGATGGGAGAGTTCATTTTCAAGATAGTGGATAGCTTTTGCGAGGTCTTCTGTTTCCGTTGAAACATTTTTGTGACCGGCTCGGCAAATATATTTAATAGCATTACCGAGGTGATAGTTTAAACCTTGGTCCCTGATGAAGTCCCAGACCTCAATGGAACCACGGGTGTAGTGGAGGGGTGATTTGGTTACCATTTTTTAACGAGGTTAGCGACATTATTTGATAGGACATAGACTTGCTCCTGTAGAGCCATGAAGACAGTGATGATGTCTTCCCGTGATGCTTCCTCTAACAACCCTTCAATCTTTTTCAGCTGGAACTCTTGCTCCATTGTTAGGGTTGTAATCGGCGGCGGCGGGACACCATGCGATGAATCGTTTGTTGATGAAGTCATAATCAGATGCTTGG